TATTTATAAATCCCTATTTAGGGTGTGTAATTAAAGGTTATATAACCCTATGAAAATAAATATCCCCAACTTTCGATTGGGGATATAAAATTGTGAGATAAATTTAGTTTAATAAGTGCCACCATCCAGACAATCAAATTCGGCCAACACCCTGACACCATCTGGTGCTCCATTATTTAGGTTAGTATTTCTTATTACTATATCATTCAATTGTGTTAACCAACCTCTATTAGTGTACCCAGTAGGTCCTGAATATTCAGTTACATCACCGCCTATAAAGGTGTTCATTTGTGCGATAGTTAAATAAACATCTGTACTAACAACACCAGCACCATCTTGTATTTTAAAACCAGAGGCAATAGATGTAGGTGACGTATTACCAGTAGGGTTATAGTTTAAAGTAATCTGTGGGTCTTCAATATAAAGTTCAGAAGTACTAATTGTTGTAGTTGTTCCGAAAACATCTAAATTACCGTGTACTATTAAATCACCAATACCAGGAGTACTTGTCGAACCACCAGAACCAATTTCTAAACCACCTTGACCAATATAAGATGTTGTGCCTGTTGGGTTATTAACTGTTAATGCCCCAACAGTCATTCTATCCGTTGATTCATTATATTCAAACCCAGTTTCAGTTGCTAAACTACCAGAACCATTTGTATAAACAACTCTGTTTGGTGATAAATTACTTATCGTAATAGCTGATGCTGAAATATTAGCTGCGTAAACATTGTTCCATCTATTTGAAGGTTCACCTATATTGTAGGTTAAATCACCAATAGGTAATATATTACCACCGACATTTAACTCACCACCATTTAAGTTAATTGTAGCCCCCGAAGATGTACCACCAACCGTGATTATAAATTGTGAACCATCATCTTCTAAATCAATAGTACAAGTACCAATTTTGACTTTCTTAGCCCAAACATCATTCCATCTGTTTGTTGTTGAACCTAAATCGTATGTACAACCAGTATCAGGTATTAAACTACCTAGAACGAAGTTATTAACTAATAAATCATTAGTTGTTGTTTGACCAGTGGTTGTTAAGTTACCATTAACAGTTAAAGATTGTAAAGTACTTAAGTCTACCGTTAAATTTGGTTCACCTTGGTTTCTTAATATAGTTAATATATTACCAGATTTTGTGAAACCTGTTACGTATGTGTCTGTAAATCCTGTTGGTGAGAGACTACCTAAATCCACCGAGTATGGTGTACCATCATTCCTATAGAAACTAACAACACTACCATTTAATGTACCACCAGTTGTAAATGTATTTTCCGTTATAACAGAATAAGGACCTCCAATTGGGGTACCCTTATAACCCAACAATAAAGATTGTGTTGGTGTATTATTAGTGGCGGAAGTTAATGAAGTACCACCAGTTGTGTATACATCGTTTGTTTGTGTGTAAGATGTTAGTAAACCATAATTAACAACCTCAAACTGGTTACTACCTGTAACTGTTTGATTATAATAAGAAGGTCCGTTTAAAGTGGTTGTACCAGTTACGGTTAAATCACTAACATTAGTGACACCATAAAGTGTCACATTGTTAAATGAATCTATTGTTATAGGAACACTAGGTTTACCACCGTTTAAACCTAAAGTTAATGTGTTGGGTGACCAAGTACCACCTGTTACATAACTATCAGTATCAACACCCTGAATGTCTGATATATTAGCTAATACAAAACCTGTTGTTGTACCAGATAAAAATTTACCAATTAAACCAGAACCACTAATACCTTGATAGGTAGTTAACTGATTTCTTAATTTAAGGTTATATAAATTGGAACCAACTTCAAAATAGTTAGCGTTATTATCTGAAGGTACCCATGTAGGTACTCCAGCTGTTCCACCTGAGAAGAATAGAATACCATCTCCAAGGTTAATTAAGGGTTCACCAGGTTTTACACCACTACTAGGTAATGATTGTCCAGGAATTACACTGTTTTTAAGTACATGTATTGTTCTTCTTGTTGCCATTTTTCTTTTTCTTTAATTTTATTATAAATATCATTGACTTTAGTAAGTTCCACCCAATAAACAGTCATCTTGTATGATAGAACTATCGGCCGTTATTATTCTTGTATTTCCACTTAAATCAGAACCTAAATTCAAAACTGGTGTATAGATAACACCAGTAGATGTCCAAACTGTAGATGTACCACTAACAGTATTAATATCCCTATATCTCCTTACTGGTGAACCAAAATTTATTAAATTATCTGATGTTGGTATAACATCGGTTGGGTAAACTGTTATAGCGTTATTAATAGTTACCCCACTTTCACAGGCAACAATAGTTTCAGTATAAATTGTTGCACCAGAAGAACAATTAATAATATCACCATTAATAATTAAATTACCGTCGATTGTACCACCAGTAAATGCATTACCAGGTTCGACAATAAAAATCTTAGTTATATCACTATTTCCACAAAAATTTGTCATTATAATGGTACTGTTCCTCTTAATATTAGCTCAGATAACTGAGTTGAATTTGTTCTAACTATACTTATGCTAATCATGTCTGTTTCGTTAACAGAAAATGGCATAGAAGTTGGCATTGAATTCACATAAAACGTAACTGATGAAATATTATCCGTATCAATAGATGTAAAAGTTGCTAAAGTATCAGATTGAAATGTTATTGTAGTAGGTGAGCCGGGTAAAAACTGTACTATAAAACTTATTGTCTTATCGTGTTGGGTTTCATCTTTAATTCTACTAACAACAACTTTAGGTTTTTTATCATCAATCTCATAAGAAAGTATTGCCCTTTCTAAACCTGGTTTAACCTCAAATTCATCTTCATTTAAAATATATGCTGCCATTCTTAACTCATATGTTTGAACATAATATCTTTTACCCTCAAGATCATCAATTGTTGACTCATCACCAATACTTTCTAAATATATAGGAAAGTAATGACCCTTTATATTAACGTATGCTTGTGCTGAAGCGAAAGCTGTTAAAACTTTTTGGTTTAACTTATTTAACTCATTCATTCTGAAAGTAAAAAACCTAATATTATAGGTTAAATCCACACCTACAGGTTGAGGTATCATATAAACATCGGACCCTTTTTTATTACCATCCCAAACAGGAATTGTCATATAAGGAAATGTTTTTCTAACTGGTATTTTAAAATCAGCCGGATTAGTACCTGGTTGTGCATCAGGTTTTCTAACTACCGATATAAATGGTATTTTAATGTTTTTATATTTATCTGAATTTTGCCAAGTTCTTGTAAACTCAGACCATCTTTGTGCTGTTAAAAAAGTTACAGGAACTTTATCACCACCTATCACAATATCTAAATCACTATTAACCCAATCAACAAACCCATTATCTAAATCAGCGTGGTCCACACCACGTGGTAAGTTAGCTTTATTCTGGTCGTGATAGTCATCAATATATTTTTTAGGTCCACCTTGTGGGTCGACTACCTTAATATTTAAATCTTTTTTATATTTTTTAGGTAAAGCCATTTATTAGTAATTTGGTAAAAATTCGTTAGAATCAGCAGTAATACAAGTAATAGTTCTATAGTAACCTTTATAACCAATTCTTGTATGTGCGTTATCTGAATATATTTTACCGTCATTAGTCACTGTAAAATATTTTATATTATCCTCTCTATCTGAATACCCTATATAGTCACCATAACTAATTTCAGCACTCAATTCTTCCAACTGTTCTTGGAAAATTTGAAATTTAAGTTGACCGTAATCTAAATACCTATTTACACCTTCACTATAAGTTTTATTTTCAGCTTCATCTAAAGCTAATTTAACTCTTAATTCTTTAGGTGCTTTAAATCTAATTTCATTTGTTTTAGCTTCACCATAAACATCATCAGTTTGTGTTTCTTTTCTATCTACCTGAAATAAAACTACGACTATGTTTAAATCACCTTCAACATATTCACGAGCCATTTCGTTTTCTATTCCGAAATCAATCTCATCAAAAAATTTGCCCATCCTGTTTACAGGGAATTTACGCTTTGCCATATGCACACTTATATTTTAATAAATATTTGATTATATACGATTTTCTTTATTTTCCACAGTTAAGTACTATATTTATTTTGTCGTATGGTAGATTTAACCAAATTAAAGAATAAAACGACCTTAGAGAGGGTTCGAAACTACGAAGGTGCTAATGAACACATCTTAAAAATGAAGAAAAAATTGGATGTGGATGGATTTTTCTTGCTCACCCCTAGTCAAATAAGTTATATAGAAGAAAATTTTGAAAGGGAACCAATAGATATTAATAAGGTTGTAGATATAACGCCATATTTGGGTGAACAGTTAAAGGAAAAATATGAATTAAAAAATGTCCCAGAACGTGTTTTCATAGAAAAACTTTTAGCTGAGACTGATAAATCATACCATATTAGGGGTAAGTTATATAAAAACCAAAAAGAATCGGCATTATATTATCTACCAAAAACACAAATACATACTGATTTATTTGAGGAGAATTTAGATGATGTTGATATAGATTTTTCAAAATATATAGAATTAGATAAAAAAAATAGGGTACCCTTTAAACATCAAGAATCTGGAATTAAATTTTTATATAAAAAACCCAAATGTATTTTAGCAGATGATATGGGTCTAGGTAAAACTTTTATGTCAATTGTTGCAGCTTTAGAAGTTAAAGCTGAAAAAATATTAGTTATCTGTCCGGCAAATGCTAAAATTAACTGGAAACGTGAGATTATGAATTTTGTTGATGAAGATGATATTTCTATAATCAAATCTGGCCACTGGAATCCTAAAAAATTTACAATCATAAATTATGATATTTTAAATAAATTTCACACCTTAATTGATGGAAGAAAAAACTATAAAGATTATGAGATTAAAAAATTTCTAGTAGATGAAGGTTTTGATTTATTAATACTAGATGAGGCACATTATGTTAAAAACCCAAAAGCAGATAGAACCAAAATTGTAAATGAAATTGCTAAACCAATTAAAAGAAGGTGGTTATTAACAGGAACACCAATAGCTAATCGTCCTATGGATTATTATAACTTATTACATCTTTGTGATTCTAGTGTAACATCTAATTGGCAATTCTTTGCTTTTCGTTATTGTGCGGCAAAAAAATTCAGGAAAAAAACTAAATTAGGTAAAGAAAGGATTATTTGGATTACTGATGGGGCCTCTAATTTAGAAGAACTACATAAAAGAACTACAAATTTAGTTCTGAGAAGAAAAAAGGAAGATCATTTAGATTTGCCACCTAAAATTATATCGCCTTATTATGTTGAGGTTGATGATAGAAAACGTTACGAATCTGTTTTTGAGGAATATCTTGAATGGGCAAAAAGTGAGGGTAAAAATCTTGGTGCTGGTAGACATATGGTTGAATTAGTTGTTCTTCGTAAATTTTTAGCTATGGAAATGGTTCAACACACTGTTGAGTTAGCTGAAAAAGCAATAGAGGAAGGTCATAAGGTAATTGTTTTTACTTGTTTTACCGATTCACTTTTAGAATTAAAAAGAAGATTTGGGGATGTGGCGGTTTGTCACCATGGACCAATGAATGATAAAGAAAAACAAAAATCTATAGATTCTTTCCAAGAAGATGATAGAATAAAGGTTTTTATTGGTAATATAATTTCGGCTGGTTCAGCTATTACACTAACCGCAGCTTCAGAGGTTATTATGAATGATTTAGATTTTGTTCCTGCAAACCATAGTCAAGCTGAAGATAGGTGTTATAGAATTGGACAAGATAAAACTGTAAATGTGTATTACCCATTATTTGAAAACACAGTGCAAACTATGATATTTGATACATTACAAAGAAAACGTGGTATTATCAATACTGTTATGGGTGAAGAACATAAAGAGATGGATATTATGACAGATTTCATGGATTTAATAAAAACTTCCGTTAAGAAACACAACTTTATCTAATGATACTATAAACATTAACTATTCGGCGATATTTATGAATAAAAGTCGAACATGTCACTTGTTATAGAAGAAGCGGAAAAACAAAAAGTATTTCGTCAGGTTAAACATAGATTAGGGGCACCACTCAGAAAAGTTGAGTTGGATGACGAACAAATGTGCACCCTATTAGAAATTGCGGTTGAAGACCATTCATCTTACATAAACGAATGGTTAATTGAAACTCAATGGTCATCTTTAGACGGTATTAATTTAGATACTGCTGATTTAACTAAAGCTTTAACAACTAGAGGTTTAGGTTATGAAGATTCTTTCACATATGCCTACTCAAAAATTGTTGGGTTACAAGCTCGTGGACCATGGGAACTTAAACAAGATTTTGTTACATTAAGAAATGGACAACAAACATACTCTATCCCAGCTGGTAGAGAATTAAATGAAGTATTATATTACCAACCACCCACTGTAGATTTAGCTTTATTTTCTAGTAACGGATTTGGTGGTGGTTATGGTGGGTTTGCGGCTGGATTTGGCGGGGCTCAATTTGCTGGTGGTGGTTTTGGATATGGTGGTTCATATTTAACCACATCTTTTGATATTGTATTAAGAAACTCTGACTATAATTTAAAACAAAGATTAATAAGTTCAGATTTAATTTATAAATTAACCGCTGGGCCTAATGGTACCAGATTACTTCATTTAATACCAACACCAGGTAGTAGAATTGCTTTTGGTGGTCTTGGTTTGAACGGCCAGTCAATTAATAATTCTAGAGTATGGTATTGGTATTATGAGACTACATCTGATGAGGAGAGACAAAGGTGTTTAAATGCAAATAAAGATATTATTAAGTTACCTTCCGATGTCCCAATCGATATCGTTAATTTTAGTGAATTAAATACACCATCTAAACAATGGGTGAGAGATTATTTTACAGCTCTATGTAAAGAAACCCTAGGTAGGGTTCGTGGTAAATTTGGTGGTGTACTAGGCGTTACAGATGCTGAAGTAACCATGGATTATGAATCGTTATTAAGTGAATCAAAAGAAGATAAAACAGCCTTAATGGAAAGACTTAATGAAAGGTTAGAAAGATTAAGACCTGAAGCAATGTTAACACGTAAAGCCACTGAAGCTGAAATGTTAAATAAAGCATTACAATATAGACCATTAGGTATTACAGTAATATAATATGTCATTTTATACAAGACCCAATTTTGAAGATAGACAACAAGTTCAGTATAGTGGAGACACTATCACTCTATCTGGTAAAACCCATATAAACACTACGGGTTATCTTAAAATAAATGCTCCAATATTAGATTGGACGGGGAGTACTTCAGCTAGTACGCAATATAATATTGCAGGTATAAATGGTTATATAAATTATGGTGAACTTTCATCATTTATTGTACAACCACCAATAATAATACAGAGTGGTACAACAGGTACTACAACTGTAGATGTAACTGGATATTTTTTAGGTGGCCTCGATGCTGATGGGAGGGTAACATGGTTACAAGCCCCAACTGGTAGTGGTGGAACTATAATCATTTCTGGTGGTACTGACAATTATGTTACTGGCGGTACCTATTCAAACGGTATTTTAATATTAAATAGACAAAACGGTAATGTTAGTATAACTGGTTTTACAACTGGTAATACTACGACAATACAATTTACTGGTAATACATCAGCAAGTTGTATTACTGACCTATATGTCCAACGTTTGAATTCTTGTTCACCACTTTACATACAAGATATAAGTGGTGGTGATGTAATTATATCACCGTTTAATAATGGAAATATTGCGATAGGTCACATATCGGCATCAACTAAATTAGATGTTTCTGGAAAAACAAAAACAACAGAATTTCAATTAACAAATGGTGCGGTTAACGGTTATGTATTAACTTCTGATTCTATTGGTAATGCAACCTGGCAACCAGCTCCTTCAGGAAGTGGTGGAACTATAGTTATTTCGGGTGGTACAATATCACCATATAAATTTGGATCTAACATATATGATATTGTAACACTTTCTGGTAATAATTTTACATTGTCAAATCAATCTTTGGTATTGGGTGGAATTTCAAATATCGCTGACGGAATCGGTTCTACCATTATTAATGGTCAATATAATACTTTAAGTGGTGGTACTGGTACAACAATCATTAATGGATCTCTACATCTTATATCAAATAGTGAAGGGGCTATGGTTGGTAACGGATTTTTAAATACAATAAAGAAGAGTATATATGGTTCTATCATAAATGGTGATAATAACTTAATCGATGGTTCAATTCTTACATCAAATTATAGTTTTATTGGTGGTGGTAGTAATAATTTTATAGATAATTCGACCCGTAGTTTTATTGGTAATGGTAACAATAATACTATTTCAGTTTTTGGTACTATAGGTATTGGTAACTCAATTCTTAATGGTAGTGATAATCTAATTTCAACCAGTGTTGTCCATTCATCTATTGTTGGTGGTCAAAATAATAAATCTTATTTTTCATATTCCAGTATTATTGGTGGACAAGATAATCTATCATTAGCTATTAACTCATTTATATTGGGCTCTAGTATTACGGCGACAAGTATTAATACCACATATACCGAAAATTTAATTGCTGGAGCTAACGCTGCCAATTCATATGTTGGACACTTAAGTGTTAATAATAATAATACAGTAGGTCCGATAAGACCTAATTATATAACAGAATTATTACATTCTGGAAATACTACAGGTGGTACTTATAATATAACAATACCAATAAATTGGGTTGTTGAAGATGTACAAGTATATGTTAAAACAGTTGATACTAACGTTTTTGGTGCGACTATTGGCACTTCAGCTGGTATTTGGGTTCCAACAACACCAACACCATTCGTACCTAACCATAATATTATTACACTATTTAGGACAGTAGCTGAAAATGGCCCACATTTTTTCTCATCATCAGATTTAGCAACAGTTTATTTTGTTGATGCAGGAGCTTCTCCTATAGCATTAACTAATGGTGAGTATAAAGTATTAATAACATATTGGGATGGTGGTGAAGCGGGAATATTTTAATGATGGATATTAAAAATAATTATTTTTTTAAAAATTTTGATTCCATAAACATTGTTTACAGTGATTATTGGGATTTTAATTTAGCTAATGATAGATTAGGTGATTGTTATGGTTATGCAACAAATTGTAAGGACTCTTGTAAATATGATATTATTGAAGATGGATTGGTTGTTTGGTTCGATATTAATAAAAGTGGTACTACAATAGACGGGACATCACTAACATCTTTAGTTGAATGGTCTGGAAGAACCATAACCCCCTCATCAGGATTTACCTTAAATGATTGGGGTTTAACTGGTATTGATAATGGTAGAGTATCTTGTTTATCGGGTGAGACATTAATCATAACTTCAGCTAGTACTAAATTGGTTTTATACCCTGTAACAGGTTATACTGTTAGTTTTAATTTCTCGGGTTGTAGTTCTGGTGTAACTGGTTGTACTACTGGTTGCACTGTGGGTTCAGGGCAATATATCTACCCTTGGATGTTTCATACTGGTACCACCACAACTGAAGGTTGTCCAGTGGGTGATACTGTCTGTTTAGATGGTGGCTTTTACCAAGGATTTTTTAAATTAGATAGGGATGTACCGGCTCCAATATTAGTGGAATATGTAGATTCTTGTTGCCGTACTGGATATACATTAACATCGGTATCAGCTACCACAGCTTGGCAAGTTATGCCTACTGATTTCCCTATTGGCTGGTCAATGGAAACCTGGATTCAATCTAATAATGAATTTTGTCAATGTATTTCAGGATTTACAAGTGGTACTACTTCTGGTGATACTGGAACCACTTTTTGTGTAACAGGTACGACTTTAAATGATATATACCCAAATAATAAAAACTTCTTTTTCTATATCGGTACTCGTGCTGAAAATAAATTTTGGAATGACTTTTCTGGAGAAACTGGGTTAAGTACAACTACTGGTATACCATTATCGCCATCAGCAGCTAAAGTCTTTGAAGAACACATTTCCGATGGTAGTCAAAGTTGGTTTAATATTAAAACACCTTGGGCTTGTAACTGTAATTGTGTTTGTACTGGTTGTACGGCAAATAATTGTTGTGGTGTTGAAGAAGGCCCAACTGATCCTAATATTATAACTGGTGGGCAAAATTGGTTTTCAGTTTCAGCGCCATATGGTGAAGGATGTTGTAATACAACTAGATGTTTCCCTAATGAAAGTAGTATCACTACTGGGACTACTTATTCTTATTGTGACCAGTTATCTGAAAACGCTTTAGGGTTTAGAATTACTGATGATGGTAGAATTGGTTATAGAAAAATGACCGTATCAGGTGATTGTTACAATAATAAGTATAGAATTACTGGTACTATGATGGAAGAAGGTTACTCTGAACCCAATGTAATACCAACAGGTACTAGTTGGAATCATATAGCCGTAACATATACAGCTGGTGGTGGTTTAAAAAATACTCTACCTTCTGGTACTTTAAAATTTTGGGTTAATGGGTTAGTAAAATATAAAGTAGATAATTTTATTGGTTTACAACTTAGAGCACTTAATGAATGGAGTGATAAACAAATTGGGGTACCCTTTAATATGAGTTGGGGTGGTGGAACTCAAGGTTTGATTGAGAGTCAAACATTTAATGGTCCAGATTATTCTGATAGAGACTTACATTTACAACAAAACTTTGCAGGAAGTTTTGAGGGCGAGCTGTCCCAATTAAGATTTTATGATAAACCACTTAATGTTTTAGAAATAAGAAATAATTTTTTTGTTGATTGTAGAAGATACTGTAGACCTGACACATTTGGTGGGGCTCAAATTATACAACCTAATTCAGAATTTTGTGGTCAATGTAAAAGTGGGCCTTTACCTCCATATATTTTTATACCATGTGATTCTAATAACTTAATTTAGATATTTATTTAATATGGCACAAAACTTTTTTATAAGAAAAAATTCAAATCTTCCAGTATTAAAACTTAAAGTTATTAATGATGGTAGACGTGATTTTCGTAAAATCTATGATCGTTTAGAAAACGCCGCTATCACATTTTCAATGATGGATGAAAAGGGTAATTATAAAGTTTTTAATAAACAAGCATTGTTACTACCTGTAGATAAAGAAATCTGTCAAGAAGATGGTGAATACTATCTTGGGTATCAATTTGATGTTAGAGATACAAGTAAGGGCGGTTGTTTTAAAGCAGAATTTAGAGTAGATTTCTTAGATGATGGTTGTTCACTGATTATACCAATAAGAGAAGACTTATATGTAAATGTACTTGATAGTTTTACTAATGCAAAAATTGTTTGTTAACGTTTACAATCATTCAAAATTTTCCGATTTTTAAATAGTAATTATTAATTTAACGAGTGGGTATTCTGTTCCCGTCCCAATCAGAAAAAAATATGAGTAAAAAAGAAACTATCATTCAGGCAACCCCTGAAGACATTAAGACCTTTCTTGAAGGTCATGACCCAGAAAAATACATCGTAGCAATAGAATTAAATCAAACAGGTGACTGGTCTGTTGATGAATCAAATAGAGTTTATACTTTTATTGATGACCCTAAAAAGGGTAAGATGATAAAAACCCAAAAATTTACACCTTTTTTATGGACTAAATCACTCAAAGGAAGTGGTTTTTATGAAGATGATATCGACAGAATGCGTAAAGAAGCTAAGAAATACGGTATTTTTACTGAAAAACTTAGAACTGACGATAATGAACGTCTTGAAGATGGTTTTAAATTTATTGTTAAATCATCTGGTACCTACAGAGATTTAATAAACTTTTTTAAACGTGGTGGGTTAGACCCTTGGAAAAGAAAAGATATGATTCAATTGGTTCAACCAATTGAACAATTCATGATTCAAACGGGTAAAAGATTATTTAAGGGTTGTGAAGAATATAATGATATCCATAAGTTGGTATTTGATATTGAGACGACTTCTTTGGATCCTGAATCTGGACATATATTTTTAATAGGGATAAAAGATAATCGTGGATATAGACAAATAATTGACTCTTATAATGAAGATGGTGTTTGGTCTGAAGAAACAGAACGTAAAATGTTGATTAAATTTTTTGAAATATTATCACAACGTGACGCTTCGGTTATAACTGGTTATAATTCAGAAAATTTTGACTGGCATTACATATTAGGTAGGATGAAAATCCTAAATATGACCACTGAACTAACTAAATTTAGTAAAAGAGGTGATAAAACAACAACAATTAATTCTAATGGTGTTATAAAAACTAGACATCCAGAGATTCCAATGATTCGTAAAACGGCATCACTTAAATTAGGTGCCGAACTTGAGGTATTTGAACAAACGGTAATGTGGGGGACTAATATTTTAGATACCTTACATAGAGTTAGACAGGCACAAGCTTTAAACTCAAATATTAGGGAGGCGGGATTAAAATATATAGCTAAAGAGGCTAAAGTAGAAAGACCGACTCGTGTCTATGTAGATGGTGGTCAGTTAGGTAAAATATGGACTGAAAATAAAAATTATAACTATAACCCAACAAGTGGTCAATGGTACGATTTAGATGGTGTAAAGCCAAGTCCTAAAACCCATGAAAATAAGAAGGGTGATATAGTTGTAATCGATGGTTATGAAGATAAATGGGAAATTAAAGATGGTAGATTTTTAATTACAGAATACTTAACGGATGACTTATTAGAGACTGAACAAGTGGATGATATCTATACACAAGCAGGGTTTTTAACTTCATCATTAGTCCCAACAACTTTTGGACGTTCAATTACAATGGGTACGGCTACATTATGGAAATTATTAATGATGGCTTGGTCTTATGAAAATGGTTTAGCTTTACCCGATACATCACCTAAACGTGATTTTGTTGGTGGTTTATCTAGATTATTACATTTAGGTTACAGTAGAAAAGTAGCTAAATTTGACTACGCGTCACTCTATCCATCAATTCAATTAACACACGAAGTATTCCCTGTTAGTGATATAACTGGTGCATTAAGAGCTATGTTACTGTATCTTTATGATACTCGTAACAAGTATAAGGGTTTAATGAATGAGGCTGCGGCAGCTGGTAATCAGATGTTAGCATCAACGTACGATAAAAAACAGTTACCGATTAAGATTTTAAATAACTCAGCCTTTGGTTCTATTTCAGCACCATATATTTTTCCTTGGGGTGATATTGATATTGGTGAACAAATTACCTGTACGGGTAGACAATATCTTCGTACAATGATTAAATTCTTTATGGATAGAGGGTATACCCCACTAGTACTAGATACTGACGGTGTTAACTTTTCATCACCAGTAGATGTTGAATCACGTAGTTATGTAGGTAAAGGTTTGCATCGTTTTGTTAAAAAAGATGTTGTTTATGAAGGTATTGAAGCTGATGTAGCTGAATATAATGAAAGATTTATGTTTGGTGTTATGGGTTTAGATATTGATGAAATCATGGACTCAACTGTTAATTTCTCAAGAAAGAATTACGCTATTTTAAAACAAGGTGGTAAAGTAAAATTTACTGGTAATACGATAAAAGGTAAAACAATCCCAAAATATATTGAAATATTTCTACATAAAGCTATTAGATTGTTATTAGATGGTAAAGGAAAAGAGTTTGTAGATTACTATTATGAGTATTTGGAACGTATCTATAACAAACAAGTTCCTTTAATTCATATCGCAAACAAAGCTAAATTTAAAAGAACTATTGAGTCATACCGTAAAAGAGGGAAAGATAAAAACGGTAGAGAATTACCAAGACAAGCTCATATGGAATTAATCATTAGGGACGGCGTTCAAGCTAATTTAGGTGATACACTCTACTATGTTAATAATGGTACACGTAAATCACATAATGATATATCTTTAAGTAGAACTAAAAAAGATCCACCAGAAGGTACAGTTAAATTTAATTCATATCTAATCACAGAGGATGAAATTAAAAAGAACCCTGATTTATTAGGTGAATATAATGTCCCAAAATATATTGAGGCTTTTAATAAAAAAGTTTTACCACTTTTGGTTACATTTCCGTTACATGTTAGAGAGTCACTTTTAATTGATGATCCTGAACTTAAACAATATTTTACTTCTAAAGAGTTAGAACTAATTGGTGGGGTACCAACTGAACCACAAGACCAAGATACACTTGAAGAGTTAATGACTATGAGTGATGCAGAAATAGAATTCTGGAGACTTAAAGGTATTTCACCTGAATATATGAATAGAGATCGTTTCAAAGACATAGAGGATAATGTTATTGAAAATGAAGAAAGTATTGGGTTAAAAAGAAGTGTTGGTTAAATAATTGGTTTTTCTTTGATATTTATAAAGAAAACAAATTATATGATTAATTGGATAAATGAATTTGTAGATCAAAGTGGTGTTAGAATAGGTAGTAACAACGTTAAATTAAGTGTTGATAATTCTGTATCGGCATCAAATAGTACAATAGACCCTATGTTCAACCCAGAAGATGGGGATCAACTTAAAAATGCTACTGCACAACAACGTCAACAAGGTTATAGAAACTTTCCGTGGTCTTTAGTACCAATGCCAGCACGTACACTTAATTTATCAACATCATTACCCACTTCTGATATAGATTCTGAACCAATATATTCTTATATGGATGATACTGAAGAAGTTACAAAATCTTATAAAGAGAAAATGAGGGATAAGATTAAAAAGTCTAAAGAAACATTAACTCATAAACCTTCCGAGAAAACACCCGAAAAAAGGGGGAATAATTCATACCGTGATAAAATGATTGATAAGGTAGATAAATCTAAACAAAGAATTAAAGAAGCTTCCAGAAAAAAAATGGAAGAATATGTTGAAGATATTATTAGTAAAAAAAACATATCTAAAGATGTTTTAAGTAAAAACGGTATTCCAGATGTTGATAATATATCTGAAGATAATCCAGTTTTAGTTAGAAAAGTTAAAAGTCTTATTGATATTATAGAAAAGAACCTGGCTACAGGAGAACAAAAAGGTATGATATTAAATTATTTAATTAGTAATATTGGTACTATGGACATCCCAACTGAATATAAGCAAGAAATGGTAAAAAAATTAAGATAATGGCTAATAGTTCATTACAAGGACATACTTGGAATATCCCAAAAGAATTATATAACCACCTTAATCGTATTATGAATGCCTATAAGGGTGGTAAAAATGTTGAGGGTTATAAAAGACTTGAAAATATCTTAACAAATAAAAATATTAGTTATGAAAACCTTAAATTAATTAAGAATTTTTTTGATACGTTTGGTGGTACCAATAATGATACAGCATATGTTCTTAATGGCGGTACTAAAATGAAGGGTTGGGTTAATGACACATTATATAGAGCGAGAGAAGCGATAAAAAACCCTAAAAATGCTAAAATGAATGTCGGCATGAGTAACCAATTTCAAGATACATATACAACAGATAGTATGTCTACAGATAGTTTAAAAATAAAAAAACAAAAAGTAAGTTCTTCTTCTAAAAAAATTTCTAACAATAAAGGTATTTATGAGATCAAAGTAATGGAGAACTTTATAAACATTTTTGAAGAAAATAAAAAAATGTGGCAAATTTAAAAAACAAAGATTATGAATCCTAAAACACCAATTTCACCTGTATTAACGGACAACGCAAGTGTTCAGGACATGGGCCCAGGTGGCGTATTAAACCAATTACCAAGTCTAAAAGTAAGTGCTGAAGTAGAAAGAAAAAAATTAACAGTAATGAATGACTATAGTCGTGAAAACTTATATAGTGCTCAAAATCCAGACGCTAAAAGTGATATTGGACGTGGTGTAAATAATAACGCGGTCGGTACTAAAGTAGACCAATTAACTAAAAATACGTTATTATATTCGTCAGGAAATAAATACAAACCTGGTATGGGTTACTATAACAGAAATTTTCCAGAACAATACTGGTAAAATGAAACTTTACTCTATCTTAAATGAAGTTATTTTAGAGGCAGCCAGTAGGATGGAAGTAGAAAGGGCGATAACAAATCATCAACCAATCAGAATCTATTATCAAGGTGACGACACTATTCACGCAGGTGAAAGAGATATCGAACCCTATGTATTAGGACTTTCAAAAGCTGGCAACCCAATACTTCGTGCATATCAATATAGAGGTGTTACTGATACTGAACAACCAGGATGGAAGACTTTTTTATTAGATAAAATTAGAGATTGGGATGAAATAAGTTTTCCTTTTAGGTCACCTATTTCAGATAGATCACGTAATGCACAAAAATATAATGATAGAGGTGATAAGAGTATGATAACAATTTATAAACAAGCAAGGTTTTAATATGAGTATGGATCCTAAATTAATGGAAATTTTAAAGAAAGCTAAACAGATAGATAAGGCTGCTGAAAAATTTGATAGTAGTGCCCCTAAAAAGGCTAAAGCGATGGGTCTAATGGACCAAATTAGTAGTGATAAATTAATTACTGCTGAAGAAATGGCACATAGTGGTGGTAATATGATGGTAGAGTCATCGATGGTTAATATTAAAAAAGATATCGGTAATCCTTCATATAATTCAGCCGTTAAAAACTCTAAATTACCGGCAGCAATACAAAAAGCTATGTTAGAGAACCCTATACCACAGGGTGATATTAACTATGGAACTGGTGTTGATGAAGAAGCAATTAGACAAATAAGAGGATCTAATAATTTATCTGAAGATAGTGGTTCATATTACAGTGAAGAAGATGAGGTTGATATGTATGAAAAACCTGTTAGAATACCTGAAACAAAAAAGAAGGTTATAAAAGAACAAGTTGGCCAACCTATTAATGTTGATGAATCTTACCTTAGAAAATTAATAGCATCAGAAATAACTAAAGCACTACCCAAAATTATAGAACATTATTTTGATAGTCGTTTAGTAAAAGAAAATGTACAATTTAAAGCCGGTAGTACTACCTTTTCTGGTACTGTAATGCCAATGCCAAAAGTAAAAGGAAAAGGATAATTCTAAATTAAAAAAATTAGTCATGGAAAAAGGTTGTGGATGTAAAGGTAAAAAAGGTACACCTAAAGGAAAAAGTTAATTAAAAACCCTTTACAAAAAGAGTAAAAACCGTCATTTTTATGTGACGGTTTTTTTGTTTATAATAGATCGTTTTAAAAAAAATATATGAGCCAAATTAAAGTTTTAGTAGTCCCTTCAGACCGTAGTGGTGTTTCGATGTTTAGATCGGTTGATCCACATTTAAAATTACAAGAGTTATTCCCTAAAGAGTTTTTTGTTGATATTGTAACAGCCGGAACTGATACTCTTAATTGGGATGATGACAATTATTTAAAACAATTTAATATTGTACATTTCCATAGAACTATTAATACTATTGTTAATGGCCAGTTACAACCTGTTTACGGTGATGCAGCAAAAGTTATTTTTGATAAACTTAAAAAAATGGGTATTACAACTATCATGGATATTGACGATTATTGGATGCCAACTCATGAACACCCAGCACACGCAATATTAAAACAATCTAAAATTGATGATTTAATTAAATCTAATATTAAAATTGTTGATTGGGTTATGACTACAACTAAAGTTTTTGCTGATGAAATTAGAAAAATTAATAAAAATGTTGTCGTTATACCAAATTCTATAGATCCGTCACAAGAACAATTCCAACCTAAAGATATTAAAAGTGATAAATTTAGAGTTGGTTGGTTAGGTGGTTCTTCTCATCTACACGATTTAGGTATTATAAAACAAGGTTTAAATACTTGGATGAATGGTGAAGGTAAAGATGATACACAATTAGTACTTTGTGGATTTGATTTAAGAGGTAATATTACGGAAACCAATCCACAAACTGGTGAACAAAGAACAAGAAAAATTTTACCTATTGAAAGTGTTTGGTGTCGTTATGAAGAAATGTTTACTAATAACTACGGAATACTTTCTCCAGAATATAAAAAACATCTTTTAAAATATAATCGAGAAAGTGATGGTAACTTTGACGATTCTAACGAATCTTATCGTAGAGTTTGGACTAAACCTATTACAACTTATGCGTCAAACTACAACTTATTTGATGTTTCTTTAGCACCAATTAAAGAACACATTTTTAACAAATGTAAGTCACAGTTAAAAGTTATTGAGGCAGGATTTCATAAAAAAGCTTTAATAGCACAGAATTTTGGTCCTTATACTATTGATTTAGTCAATGTAATTGAGTATGGTGGTAAAATAAATGAGAATGGTAACGCTATCCTTATTGATTCAGTTAAGAATCATAAAGACTGGTTAAAGGCTATTAAATTTTTACATAAAAACCCCGATATGATTAAAAATATGGGTGAAAATTTATACAATACAGTTAACAGTAAGTATCATATTGATATCGTTACTAAAAGTAGGTCTGAATTTTATATGTCACTCGTAAATGAGAAAAAAAGAGAAACAAAAGAAATTGTTGAACAATTAAGTAGTTAAAAAATGAAAATGAGTAAGGTACCACAAGAGAATAATTTTGATGAAAACAAATTATTATTTCTTGAGATAGCCACGGTTTCACACGAAAAATTCTATTCTGATTTAGAGAAAAATAATCCTACTATAGCAAAGATATTTGATGATAGTAGGTTTTCTCTTGCAGAAAGATTTCCTGATTTTAAATCTGGTATTGAAGAAAATAAAATAGATTCTAAATTTCTATATGAAAAATGTGCAGGAATTTATCCAGAATTTGGTAAAATCGTTTGTGTGAGTCTAGGGGCTTTAGATTCTAAGGGTGAAATTAAAATCACCACATTTACTGGTAGTGAAAGAGAGATACTTTTAAAAACTAGAACCGTTCTAAATACGGCAGCTTCAAAATATACCCTTTGTGGGCATAATATAAAAAGTTTTGATTTACCTTACTTAGGTAAAAGATACTTAATCAACGGTTTAAGACCACCCTCATTACTCCCAACACACGAAACTAAACCTTGGGAAATAAAAGCAATAGATACAAGAGATATTTGGACTTTTAGTGGATTTAAAAGTTTTAGTTCATTACATTTAATAGCCAACTTAATGGATATTGAAGTTACTTCATATATTAAAGGTGAGGATGTTAGTAAACTTTTTTGGAATGGTGAACTAGATAAAGTAATAGAGTTTTGTGAGTCTGAAATAAAAATAACAATAGAAATTATAAAAAAATACAATTCTTATGAGTAATGATATGAATGAATATATTAGGGAATTAAAACAATTAAAATCCTTAAATCTTTTACCACCAGATGAGATGGAAGAGTTAGATAGCTTAATTACGATGATGGAAAGTTCTGATATTCTTGGGCTAACCCAAGAAAATGATTACAGTAAATACAAATTACCAATAAAATTTGTTAATAACTCCCGTAATGAAGATCCAACTTGGGCAAAAGAGGGAGATTCGGGTTTTGATTTAAGAGCTGAATTATTTGAAGTTGGTGGTACATTAACACTTAGACCATTCGAAAGAACTTTAATTCCAACAGGACTTTATTTTGAGTTGCCTAACGGTTATGAATTACAAATTAGACCACGTAGTGGTCATTCATTTAAAACAGGTCTTATGGCTATTCTAGGCACTGTTGATACGGGTTATCGTGGTGAGGTTAAAGTTATCATGATTAACCTTAGTGATAAAGAACAAATTATTGAACAGGGTGAAAGAGTGGCACAGGGTGTAGTTGCCCCAAGAGTTAGTGGTGATTTTGGTACAATGGTTAAATTAGAATCTGTTAAGGAGTTATCTAATTCTGAAAGAGGTGTAGGTGGTTTCGGATCAACAGGTAAAAAATAATATGTCAGTAGTAGCCGTAAAAATAGAAAAAAATAAAATTGTTATAGGTGCTGATAGCATCTTAGTAACTGGTCATACCCAAGAAAAAGATAAATTAGCTAAACTATTCCAAAATGAATGGGGTGTGGTTGGTGATGTTGGTGAAGCTCAAGAAGGGGCTTTATTCCAAATTTTTTCTAAAACAAGGAAACCTAGAGAGTCTAGTGTTGAAGCTATAACAGAATTTATGTTTGATTTTTTCTCTTGGAAGAAAGAGAAAACTGAAAGCACAGAATTAATTAATAGTTACATTATTGTCTTTAATGGTAAGGCCTTTTTAGTTGAGGGATTTTATGTTAAAGAAATAAAAGATTATACAGCAATTGGAGCCGGTATGGATTTCGCTTTGGCATCACTATACTTAGGTTCTTCAGTACAAGATGCAATTAAAACTTCTTGTCACCTATCGATTTATTGTGAAGAACCTATTAATATAATTGAAATTAAAAAATAAAATATGGAAAATTTATATGATTATTATTTCCACTTCAACATTTATACTGAAGAATGGAATGCCTTTCCTAGGGGTGAGAATTACATGGGAAATATTGAAAGGAAAAATACTGTCTATACTAATAGGGACTTAAATAAATTAATCGATAAGATTAAGGAATTAGAGTTTCAATTAGTATGATTAGTATAGTTTATTCTACCCGTAGTATTAATAAACAGTTTCAAGAACACATCAAAAAAACTATTGGTGTAAAAGATTATGAAATTGTTGAAGTTATAAATAATGGAGATAAGTCCTTAACTGAGTGTTACAATTATGGTTTAGATAATACAAAAAACAAAATTGTAGTATTTTGTCATGATGATATTATTTTAAAAGAGGGTTGGGGTAAGAAGATTATCAAACATTTTAATAATACTGATTATGGTATTATTGGTATGGCTGGCACTACTGATATGTCTGAAATTGGTCGTTGGTGGCAAGACTCAACTAAAATGGTTGGGATTGTTTCACATACAAATGAAGGTAAAACCTGGGAAAACAAATATTCAAATAATTTTAGTGATGAAGTAATTGAAACTGTCATGTTAGATGGCCTTTTTTTTGTTGTTGATAAAGATAAAATTAAAAATAGGTTTGATGAGTCTTTCAAAGGATTTCACTTTTACGATGTAGATTTCACGTTTAATAACCATTTAAGTGGTGTTAAGATTGGTGTTATGTTCGATATTAAAATCACCCATAAATCAATGGGGGCAACTAATGATGAATGGGAAAAAAATCGTGAACAATTTATTGAAAAATATAAAGAAAAACTACCCCATAATATCAAACCAGAACTAAGGTTTGAAGTTAAGCCAAAAAATCTTAAAGAATACCCCAAACTTGGTATTATTATACCGACCAAAGGTAATGTTCAAATGTTAGAGGATTGTATAAACTCAATCTATAAACAAGGTGGTTACCCTGGAACTAGAATGGTAATCTATGTGGCTGATACAGGCTCAACACCTGAAGAGAAAGAAGAAATAAAAAATTTCTGTAACAGCCAACAATTTCTTTCAGATAGACATGGTGATGTTAGATTTATAGAATATGATTTCTATAATTTTGCTGTTATTAATAACGATATGGTGGAAAATCATGTAGAAAAGGATACTGAAGTTTTATTATTCTGTAATAACGATATTAAACTTGTTAATAACGCAATAGAACGTATGATTGATGTTTATAACAAAAATAAAAAGAATGTCGGTACTATCGGTGCACGTCTTCATTATGGTGATAACACAGTACAACACTCTGGTATTGTTATGTTTGTAAGACAAGATATGGGTGTTGGTATTAGTCACCACGGTTTAAGGTCTTACCATACTTATTACGATTCTTTAACCAGAAATGTTTTTGGTAATACTGGTGCATTCTTGATGATTAATAAAAAATTATTTGACGAAGTTGGTGGTTTTAATACAAACTATAGGGAGTGTTTTGAAGACGTTGAGTTAAATATTCAATGTATAAACCGTAACAAAGAGAATATTTTTGTTGGTGATGCTGTTTGTTACCACTATGAAAGTCAAACTAGAAATAAGAGTGAAGAAAAGCTTAAACGTGAGTCAGAAGACTACACAAAAAAGTTAATACCATTTATATTGAACAATAAAAAAACATATAATTATTTTACAAATATTAAAGCTAAAGATTTTGAGTCTTTAATAGAGAGAAGTAGACAACAACAAATTGAAAAACAAAATGCGTTTAGGGTGTAGTTATAATTTATTTGATGGTGAGGAGTTATTAGAAGGTTCTATAAAACAAATAAGAAAACATGTAGACTACATAAGTGTTGTTTACCAAACAGTTTCAAACTTTGGTAATCCTTGTGATTCGGGATTGGTTGTGCTACTAGAAAAATTAAAATCAGATGGACTGATAGATGAGATATTCGAATTCTCACCAAAAGTTAATAAAGGTGGACATTCTAATGAAATTCAAAAAAGAAATATAGGGTTATCTTTATCCCAAGGTGCCGGATGTACACACCATATGTCTATGGATTCTGATGAGTATTACTTACCTTCGGAATTTGAATATCTTAAAAAAATCATAATTGATGGCGATTATGATTCTTCTTATTGCCAAATGCAAACATATTATAAAAGTTGGGAATATTCGTTAAATCCAGCTGAAGAATATTATGTTTCCCTAATATTCAAAATTAAATCAGACTCAACTTATGTCATAGGAGCACCAGCTCCAGTTTTGGTAGATCCTACAAGGAGGATGGTACCATCAGATAGACCTATAGTTTTAACAAGAGAACAAATTCAAATGCATCATGGTTCTTATATTAGAAATAATGTAAGGGTAAAATTACAAAATAGTTCAGCGTCAGTTAATTTTAATAACGATATAGATAAAATTGTTAACCATTATAACACTTGGGAATACCCAAATAAAGTTTTATGGGGTGGAGCACCGAGTACATTACATAATGTTAAAAAAGTAGAAAACCTTTTTGAAAGTGATAAATAGTTTTTTTGATAAAAAATATTGTATAAACCTAAAACACAGAAATGATAGGTGGGAAAATTGTAATAAACAATTTAAAAAATACGGTTTAGATGTGGAAAGATTTGATGCTATTAATGGTAATGAAGTCATACCTAAAGGTATTAATGGATTGTTACCTGGTGAGGTTGGTGTAATTCGTAGTAATTATAATGTTATTAAAAACGCTAAAGAAAACGGGTATAAAAACATTATCATTTTTGAGGATGATGTTGAGTTATGTGAAGATTTTACCAATAAATTTAACGAAATGTATAAGAAGGTTCCAAATGATTGGGGATTCTTATACATGGGTGGGAATCATGTTGGTGGTTTGGTACCTATAAATGAAAACGTGTCTCAAATAAAACACACATACGCCATCCACGCTATTTGTGTAAATGAAAGTGTTTTCGATCATATATTAGAACTACTACCTAATGAGAAAGAACAGGTAGATGTTACTTATGCTAAATTACAAAAAATATTCCCTAGTTATGTTTTTAGGCCACATTTAGCTTGGCAAAAAGATGGACATTCAGACATTCAAGGAGGATATCAGAACTATGATTTTTTAAAAAGATGATAACAGTTTATTTACAAGGTGGGTTAGGTAATCAGATGTTTCAAATAGCTTCTACATATTCACACGCTAAAAATCACGGTGATGAAGCTGTATTTAATTTAAGTAACTCTCACACACCACATCAAGGTGAAAACAGTTCAAAATACCAAGGTAATTTATTTAGGTTTAAAAATGACCCTAATGTCTATAACATATGTCATAGAACCTTTACACAACCAGGTCATGCTTATTGTGAGTTACCTTATTTCCCTAATCTACAACTACAGGGTTTTTATCAATCAGAAAAATTCTTTATAAATCATAAACAAGAAGTTATTGACTTATTTAGGTTAGGGTTAACCTCACCACCTTACAACCTTAGATGGGTTAAGATTAGTTCTGAATTAGAATCATTACGTAAGTCACTAAACAAACCAATCGTTTCTATCCATATTAGACGAGGTGATTACCTTAAATTTAAGGGAATTCATGACCCGTGTTCTGTTGAGTATTACAATGAGGCAATAACTTTAATGAAAGAGAAGATTGGTGATTTTCACACTTATTTTGTATCTGATGATATTGAATGGTGTAAGGCGGTTTTTGATGGTCGTGGTAGTTTCTCTAGTCATACAGATGAATTAGATGACCTAATATTATTAGTTAATGCAGACCACAATATTATAGCGAATAGTAGTTTTAGTTGGTGGGGGGCCTACTTAAATAATAACCCCAATAAGATTGTCATTGGACCTGAAAAATGGTTTGGCCCAAGAGGTCCACAAGATACCCAAGATGTAATACCTGAAAATTGGATTAAAATATAAAAATATGTTATTAGATTTAGTAAAATTAAAGGAGAAATATGACCTAAAAATTAAAGGTACTCTACACATTGGGGCCCACTTTGGTCAAGAGTATTCAACCTATGAAGAATTAGGTATTAAAGATGTTATGTTTTTTGAACCATTACCTCACACATTCGAAACACTAAAACATAATGTTGGTGATAAGCAAGGTGTTAGTTTGGTTAATGCAGCCCTAGGTAATACTGTTGGTAAGATTGAGATGAACGTTGAATCAATTAACCAAGGTCAATCTAGTTCAATATTAGAACCGATAATCCATTTACAACAATACCCACATATTAAATTTACAGATAAAATTACTGTAAATATCACAAAACTAGACACCTTTATTGAAGACCGTGAAAAGTACAATTTTATTAATATAGATGTACAAGGTTATGAATTAGAAGTTTTTAAAGGTGGTAGTGAATACTTAAACCATATTGATTACATTATGACAGAAGTTAATAGAGATGAGGTTTATGCTGGTTGTCCTAGAATTGAGGAATTAGATGATTACTTAGGTACCTATGGTTTTAAAAGGGTGGAAACTACTTGGGATGGTGGAACATGGGGTGATGCTTTTTATATTAAAGAAAAATGAAAGAAAAAATTGGATTAATAGGTGGTGATTTCCAACACGCATATTCTACAACATTATGGAAACACCCAACATATTTTGAATGGGATAAAGGTAATACTAATGATATTACTTTCTATGTTGATACTATGATACTACCTGGGTGTGGTGATACTACCAGTAAAAGAAAATTTGCTTGGTTAGTAGAATCTAGAATGATAGTACCTACAGCAATAAAAGATATTAAAGAGAATTGGGAATTAATATCAAATTCTTATGAATATCTTTTTACACACCAAAAAGAAATATATGATTTAGCTGATAATTTTATTTATTTACCACCACACGGTCATTGGATTGAAAATCCACAGATATACCCAAAAAATAAATTAGTATCTATGATGAGTTCTAGTAAAAATATGGGTGGTGGTCATGGTTTTAGATTGGGGTGGGTTAAGAAACTACGTAATAAATTGGATTTATATGGTCGTGGTTTTAGGGAGGTACAAAAAAAAGAAGAAGCAATAGCTGATTATATGTTTTCTGTTACAATAGAAAATGATAAATATGAGACTTATTGGTCTGAAAAAATATTAGATTGTTTCGCCTGTGGTACAATACCAGTATATCATGGTTCACCTGATATTGGTGAGTTTTTTAACATGGATGGTATTATTATTTTAACTGATGATTTTGATGTTACTCAATTAACACCAGAATTATATTATAGTAAAATTGATGCAATAAAAGATAATTTTAATAGAACATTAAAATATGGTATCATTGAGGATGACATATATAAAAAATATATAATTAAATAGTATATGAAAAAATATAGTTATGATGGTAAAGAAGTTTCAAAAGAGTTATTTGAACAAAGTCACGAAAATTACAGAAAAAGTTTTCCTAACCACCCACTTAGTCATTTAAATGATTATAAACTTAATAGTGGAATATTAATTGAATCTGGTAGTTTATATGGTGATACAATTTATAGAGCATTAAATTTTGGATATAAAAAAGTTATAAGTATTGAAATTAATAAAGAACTATTTCATTATGTTAGTAATAGATTTGAATCTGAAATTAAAGAGGGGATTGTAGAATTACATTTAGGTTCATCAATAGACGTATTACCTAAAATTCTTAAAAATATAAATGAGCCAGTAACTTTTTGGTTAGATGCCCATTTACATGGTAATAGTTTCGGTAAAGTACATGATGCACCTATAATACAAGAATTAGATATTATTAAAAGTCATAACATAAACAGTCATAATATTTTAGTTGATGATATGCGAATAATTAGAACACAAGGATGGGGAAGTGGAAATATGGAACAATTAGTAATTGATAAAGTTAAAAATATTAACGATAAGTATACTATAACATATGGACACGGTTTGGTAAATAATGATGTTTTAATTGCCGAAAATAATGGATAAAATTTGTTTAATTAGACAACCAGCTGGTTTAGGTGATATACTATATACCCAAAAAATATATAAAGATTTAGTATCAAAAGGATATGAAGTTGTATGGCCAGTAATAGATGAATTTTTATGGTTAAATGATTATTTAGATACAAAATTTATTTCCATAAATAGTGATTTTCCATTAAAAGAGTATTATAATCAATTTTATGTTTTTAACTATAATAACGGTGATTTAAAATTTATACCATTACAAGATGCTGATAGATTGATTAGTGGTGAAAGAATTATGGCGTCTAAATACAAATTATATGGTATAGAATCTTCAGACTGGTCTAATTACTTGAAATTCAATAGAAATCATAAAAAAGAGGATAAACTTTTTTATGAGACACTAGGTTTAAAGGATGGTGAGGAGTATTGTTTAACACTTCGTAATTATGGGAGCCCACCAAATTTTTTAAAATTCCCAATTAACTATGTAGGTAACCTTAAAATTGTAGAGTTAGATTTTTATGAAGGATTCACATTATTTGATTGGTGTAAGGTTATTGAGAATGCTTCAGAAATGCATTTAATAGATTCCTCAATAAATTATATAATTGATTTATTGACATTAAAAAGTGATAGACTATTCTTATACACTAGGAGACCTAATAACTTCTCCGAAATAGATTATATTTTTAAAACAAAATACACATTTGTAAGATGATAGAAACAATAAGTTATAAAGGAAACGTATACCCAAAATTTCAAACATTAGGTAATGCGTCACAATTTGCCATACCGTACGCATTACATATTTGTAAAGGTGAGGGTTATGATATTGGTTGCATGAAAAAAGAGTGGTCATTCCCTGGATCTACACCAATAGATTTAAGTTTTGAAGATGATTATCACGCTTTAAATTTACCAAAAAAGGGGGTTGACTATATATTTTCAAGTCACTGTTTGGAACATATAGATGATTGGGTTGATACCATGGATTATTGGTATGAAACCCTAAATAGTGGTGGTACATTATTTTTATATCTACCAGATTATTCACAAGTATATTGGAGACCTTGGAACAACAGGAAACATAGAAATATGTTTAACCCACAAATAATAAAAGATTATATGGAAGATAGGGGTTATAAAAATATATTCGTTAGTGAAGTTGATTTAAATAATGCTTTTATGGTTATGGGGGAGAAATAATGGGTAGTATTAGAAGACATAAAGATTTTATAGAATCCATTATTTTTAAAAATAATTTAAAATACTACATTGAGACTGGGACTGGTGAAGGTGAGTGTTTATCATATGCAAATACATTACCATTTAATAGATTATATTCTATAGAAATATATGATGAAATACATAAAAAGGCTGTAGAAAAATTTTCACAATTTAATAATATCCACATAATGAAAGGTAATTCATATGAGGTGATACCTAGTATTTTAAAAAAAATAGATGGAAATGTTTTATTTTTTCTGGACGCACATTTCCCAGGTGTGGATTTCCATTTTGAATCTTTTGGTTCTGAAAAAGATAAAGATAAAAACTTACCGTTAGAAAAAGAACTTAAAACAATTATAGAAAACTTTGATACTAAAAATTCTGTATTCATAATAGATGATTTAAGAATATATGAAGACGGTCCTTATACTGGTGGTAATTGGCCTGATAGACATTTATATGGTGGTGATAATATAAACTTTATCTACGATTTATTTAATAAAACACATAACATTGTAAAAGATTTTAATGACCAAGGTTATATAATATTAACACCAAAAACATAAGTATGAAAATTTGTTTTAAAACTTGGGTCACCGACAATTATAGGGATATAATAGACATTGATAAATTAACTAATCAGTTAAAGTATTACCACCCAGATATACCACATTTTATTTATGGTGATAAAGAAACAAATGAGGATAAAAGTAAATATCCGTGGATGTGGCCGGGGGTTATGATGCCTGTGTCAGCTATGAGATATGCTGATGAATATGATTTAGTTATACATGTAGATGGTGATAGTACAATAGTGGGTCCATTAGATGAACTTATTGTTGGTGATTTTGATGTTGCTAGTGTTAGAAATAATCACTTTGGTGGTGGAGCTGGTATGGGTTCTATAATAACAATAGATGGTATTCCTTGGGATAAATTCCTAAATGTAGGTCTTAACGCAACAAATGGTAAAGAATTTTTAAATGAATGGTTAGAAGGTTGTAAAAACGGTACTATTAATGGTAATTGGGATGATGAAAACAATGAACTTAATAGACATTTTTTTAAAGATAAATTTAAGAGTAAAATATTAGATGATGTTGGTACTGGGGTATCATATGGATTAACAAATGTGTTTGGTACTAATACACATTGGGATAGTTGGAAAAATCTATATATGAAAGACGGTGAGGTATATCAACTTAACCCTTTGGGTGAGGAGGTAAAAGTAAAAGTATTACATATGGCAGGTGGTGGTCACGCTAAAAAAAATGTATTTAATGGTCAGAATATGAGACAATGGTTAAATAACTGGGTTAAACCAGAAGTTGCTGAACATATTAAAAAAATATCAAATGGGTAAAAAAGAAGAAATTCTAAATTTAGTTTCAGAATATATAGAAGAAAAAAATAAAAATAAGGAATGGGTTGCTGGTAAGGATTGGGTTCATTATGCCGGTCCTTTTTTCGATGATAAAGAATATGTTAACTCAATAGGTTCTTTATTGGAGGGATGGCTTGTTTTAAACTCCAGTGGTACTAAATTCGAAAAAAAATTATCAAAAATTTTTAATAAAAATTATGGTATTTTAACAAATAGTGGGTCAAGTGGTAACTTACTTATGATGGCGGCGTTAAAATCTAAGAGATTATTTAATTTACCAGATGGTACAAAAGTGTTAACACCTATTGCTGGATTTCCCACAACCATTAACCCAATTTTTCAAAATAAATTTATACCAGTATTTGTTGATATAGAATTAGAAACTTTGAATTTAGATTTAAATAAAACAGAAGAATTACTTAAAAATGATTCAGAAATTAAAGTGATAACATTTGCGCATGTTTTAGGTAACCCACCTAACATGGATAAAGTTATGGAATTAGTTGAGAAGTATGATTTAATACTTTTAGAAGATTGTTGTGATGCGTTAGGATCTACTTACGATGATAAACCATTAGGTAGTTTTGGTAAAATGGCTTCATGTTCATTCTATCCGGCACATCATATAACTATGGGTGAGGGTGGTTTTGTCTGTATGAATGATATTGAAACTGAAAGGGTTGTTAGGAGTTTTAGAGATTGGGGTAGAGGTTGTTTTTGTGTAGGTAAAGCTAATGTACTTGAAAATGGTGTTTGTGGGTGTAGGTTTTCTAATTGGTTACCATCATTACCTAATGAGATTTTTGATCATAAATATGTTTACGAAGAAATAGGTTATAACTTGAAACCAATAGAATTACAGGCCGCAATGGGATTAGCTCAATTAGATAAATTAGAAGAAATTGGTATTTTGAGGAAACGAAATCATAAAAGACTATATGATATATTCAGTAAATATGAAAAATATTTTATATTACCTAAAGCACAAGAAAAATCAAATCCAGATTGGTTTGCTTTCTCATTAACAGTTAAAGATGGGGTTAAATTTACTAGAGCGGAATTCTGTCAATTTTTAGAAGCAAATAAAATACAGACTAGACCTTATTTTGCGGGTAATATTATGTTACAACCAGCTTATACGGGTATGATGGATACTGAGAAAGTAATTAAAGATTACCCAGTAGCAAGAAAAGTAACAACCGATACATTATTTTTAGGTTGTAGTCCCATAATAACAATAGAACAATTAGATTATGTAGAATCTATTGTTGATAAATTTTTTGATGAATGAAAGTAGTATATATAACTGGTTGTTTAGGTTTTATAGGGTCATATATCACAAGACAATGTTTAGAATTGGGTTGGTATGTTAAAGGTATTGATAAAATCACTTATGCCGCCAATAGAAATTTGTTAACAGAATTTAATAAATTTGATAATTTCTCTTTTGTACATTGTGACATAAATGATTTAAAATTTCTATATGATTGTGATTATGTAATTAATACTGCAGCTGAAACACATGTGGGTAATAGTATATCTAGTAGTGATGAGTTTGTTAAATCTAATATTGACGGTGTACATAATTTATTAGAATTAATTAAAACACATAGAGGTGAAAATGTTAATAAACCAATATTAATACATTTTAGTACTGATGAAGTTTATGGTGATATAGAAAATGGGGTACATACAGAAACACACCTACTCAAACCAAGTAATCCATATTCAGCAACAAAAGCTGCGGCTGATATGTTAGTTATGGCATGGGGTCGTACACATAAAGTACCATATATAATTGTTAGACCAACCAATAATTACGGCATTGGTCAGTACGTAGAAAAATTAATTCCTAAAACTTGTAAGTATTTGAAGTTAAATAAAAAAGTACCACTACATAATAATGGTACACCAGTAAGAACTTGGTTACACGCTCAAGATACATCAAATGCTATAATAAAAATAATTGAATCTGGTATTACTAATGAGATTTATAATATTTGTGGTGGGTTTGAATAGAGTAATTTAGATACAATAAAAAAAATACTTAAACTTAATCATATAAATGATATTGATGCTTATGTGGATTTTTCATGTAGTAGACCAGGGCAGGATATTAGATATGCTTTAGATGATTCTAAATTAAGGAAATTAGGGTGGTCACCACAAAAAATATTTGATGAGGAGTTACCCCAAATAATAAGTTATTATAATAAAAATTTTATATGGTAAAAATAAGTGATATAATAACCGAATTTTTAATTAAAAACAATATTAAAGTTGTTTTCGGTATTATAGGTTCAGCTAACTCTCATATATATGATTCAATACACAAACAAGGAGATATAAAATTAATTTCAGTTCACCATGAACAAGCGGCTGTTATGGCTATGGGAGCTTATTATAGAACTACTGGTAATTTATCTGTAGCATTAGTTACTGCCGGTGGAGGATCTTCAAATGCCTTTACTGGTATACTGTCTAATTGGGCCGATTCTATACCAGGTATTATAATTTCTGGACAAGAACAATCTTACTATATAGAACAATATGACGATATGAGAATGTATGGTATTCAGGGTTATGATTCTGTTAAAACATATTCTAACCATACAAAACTATCTGTAAGAATTAATAAAGATAATCTATATAAAACTTTTCATGAGGCATTTACTATAACACAAGAGGGTAGACCAGGTCCAGTATTTTTAGAAATACCGTTTGATGTACAAGGGCAAAAAATTATTGAGCAGCCAATAAAACCATACACTAAAACTATAAATAATACTGAAAGTACTATAAATCACGTTACAGATATAATTAATCTACTTAATAAATCAAAAAGGCCATTAATATTAGGTGGTCATGGTGTTAAGTTATCTAAATCGGAAGTTATTTTTAAAAATTTTGTTGAAAGACACGGAATACCAACTATGTTGAGTTGGTCAGCGATAGATTTATTACCTAATGAAGACCCAAATAATTTTGGAAAGTCTGGTGTACAAGGTCAAAGATCATCAAATTTTATTATCCAAAACTGTGATTTATTAATTGTATTTGGTAGTAGATTATCATTATTACAAAGTGGATATTCTAGAGATGATTTTGCCCCAAATGCTAAAATAATTCATATAGATATTGACCCTAAAGAAACTAAAAAGTTTAATGGGTTAAATATAAATCATGACGTTAGTTTAATCTTAGAAGAACTTAATAAGTCTAATGATATTAAAATAGAAATTAATGACTGGGTTACATATTGTAATACAATACGTAATAAATTCCCGTTAGTGATGCCAGAACATTTAAGTGATTCAAATAATTCATATACTTTTATTGATAAATTTTCAGGATTAGTTCCAGACAACTATACAATAGTGACTGATATGGGTACGGCTTTGTTAAGTGGATTTTATGGATTTAAATTAAAACCCAATCAAAAAATGTTCACCTCACTTGGTTTGGGTGAAATGGGTTATGGTATCGCTGCCGCTGTTGGTGCTGGGTTTGGATCTAATCCAGTAATGTGTTTAAATTGTGATGGTGGTATGATGATGAACTTACAAGAACTACAAACTATTAAAACACATAACCTACCAGTTAAAATTGTTATCTTCAATAATGATGGGTACTTAATGATTAAACACACACAGAAGATGTTATTTGGTGACAATAGAACATGTGTTGATAAAAATACAGGGGTAGAGTTACCGAATTATAAAAAAATAGCTTCAGCTTTTCAATATTCTTATTATACTGAAGATCAAATGGAAGAATTTTTTAAAGATGATAATCAAGCTATTATAGAAATTTTCATGAATCCAGAACAGGAATTTATACCAAAAGTTAAAGGTATTAAAAATTTAGATAATACTATTACCGCTGGATTATTAGAAGAAATGTCACCACTATTACCAATAGAGGATATTGAATATTCCATGGAATCTAGGATTAATAAACGAAGTAGAAATATTATAAGATGAAAATAAAAGCCGCCATTTTAGGTACTGGAAATATTGGTACTGATTTATTGATAAAGGTATTAAAAACAGATTTTATTGAATTAGTTGCCTTTGTAGGCCGTAGAGTTGATTCTGATGGTATGTTAGTTGCTAAAAAACATAATATAAACATATCAAATCTTGGTATAAATTATTTTATTGATAACCCAAATTGTTGTGATGTTGTATATGATTGTACAAATGCGGCTGACGCTAAAATACATTCTAAAATATTTGAATCACAAAATATAAAAGTTATAGATTTAACACCAGCTAAGGTTGGTGATATGTGTGTTCCCGATATAAATAGTGAGATAATACTAACAGATAATAATGTAAATATGATTACGTGCGGTGGTCAAGCATCAATGCCTATGTTACATTTAATATCAAAACATTGTATTGGGACTGAATATATAGAAGTAGTTTCACAAATTGCCTCTAAAAGTGCCGGAATGGCGACAAGAATTAATGTAGATAACTACATATATACAACACAAAAAGCTATAACAAAATTTACGGGATGTAATAATTGTAAAGTGATACTAAATTTAAATCCAGCTGAACCTTGTGTTGATATGCAAACAACAATTTTCATAAAAGCTAAAGAAATTAATTTTGATAACCTATTAGAAAGGGTGTTAGAAAAAATTGAGGAGTTAAGGGAATATATACCAAATTATGAATTAATATTACCACCAACATTAAATAGTAATGGTGTTATGGTTTTAAGTGTAAGGGTTAGAGGTGTTGGTGATTATCTACCAGAATATGCGGGAAATTTAGATGTTATAAATTGTGCCGCAATTAAAATAACTGAAAAATTATTAGACAGATGAAAAAAATTATTATAACAGATTCTAGCCTCAGAGACGGTAATCATAGTGTTAAACATACAATTAGTTTAGATAGTATTGAGAGATATTGTCAATTCGCTGATAATGCCGGTATACCGATTGTAGAAGTTGGTCATGGTAATGGTTTGGCAGCCTCATCATTATTAATAGGTAAATCACCCAACACAGATAAAGAAATGTTAACTATAGCAAGAAAAACACTTAAACATTCAAAATTAGGTATACATACAATTCCAGGGTTAACAACATTAAATGACACAAAAAAAGCTATAGATTATGGTGTAGATGTGTTTAGGGTCGCCACACATTGTACTGAGGCGACACTATCTAAATCACATATTGAATATTTAGCTAAAATAAATAAAACAGTATATGGGGTATTAATGATGAGTGCTCTTATAGATGCCGACGAACTAGTTAATCAAGCTAAAATAATGGAAGATTACGGAGCTGAAGCCATTATTATAATGGATTCTACTGGTACCTACTTACCAAATGATGTTAAAGAAAGAATTACTAAATTAAAATCAAATACAAAAATTAAAATAGGTTTTCATGCACACAATAATTTAGGGTGTGCTATAGCCAATTCATTAATAGCTGCTGAATATGGCGCTGATTTAATTGATGCATGTATTAGAGGATTTGGTGCTGGAGCCGGGAATGCACAATTAGAAATGTTAATACCAGTACTAGAAAAAAGTGGTTTTGAGTTGGGTATTAATTTTGAAGATACAATTAAAGAGGCGGATAAAGTTATGGATTATTTAGTACCGTCACACCCAATATCTACCCCAATAAATATTTTAACTGGGTTAAAGAAATTGTTTTCTGGTTTTGAAAAACCAATTATTAAAGCATCTAAATTATATGGTATTGAATACTCTTCTTTAATATTTGAATTAGGGAATAGAAAATTAGTTGCTGGACAAGAAGATTTAATATTAGAGGTAGCTGAAAAATTGAAAAATAGATGAAAATATTAATTACTGGTGGTGGTGGTTTTATTGGTAAAAACTTATCTGAAGAACTTGATGGGTATGATATTACATCAATTACTAGAAATGATTTTGATTTAACAGATATTAATAGTGTAAATAAATTTTTTAAGAATAAAAATTTTGATGTGGTTATACATACCGCTATTGTTGGTGGTAATAGAATGAAGATTGATAGTGATGAGACATTAACACAAAATTTATTAATGTTTAATAATTTAGTAGAAAATAAAACACATTTTAAAAAATTAATAAATTTTGGATCTGGAGCTGAAATTAATTCACCAAATAGTCCGTATGGTATTAGTAAAAAAATTATTAGTAATATCATAAGTAAAAATGATGATTTTTACAATATAATATTATTTGCGGTATTTAATGAGAAGGAGTTAAATAGTAGGTTTATTAAGTCTAATATGTTAAATTATATGAATAAAAAACCTATGATAATCCACCAAAATAAATATATGGATTTTTTTCATATGACTGATTTAATATCTTTAGTCAAATTTTATATAAACAATAAAGTACTGCCTAAATCTATAGATTGTTCTTACCAAAAAAAAGTAACACTAAAAGACGTTGTAAATATGATTAATAATTTATCTGATTATAAAGTACCTATTATTATAGAAAAAGATGGTTTAGATAAATCTTACCTTGGAAATGATTTATTTTTGAATGATTTGCCATTAAACTTAATTGGCTTAGAAGAAGGCATAAAAAAAACATATAAAAGTTATAAATGAAAAAAATAGTAGTATTAGGGGGGGGAGGATTTATCGGATCTCACTTAGCAAAAAGGTTAAAAAAAGAGGGTAATCATGTGACAGTATGTGATATTAAAATTCATGAATATCTTAACCACGATGATTTTTGTAATAAATTTATTGTTGGTGATTTAAGGGATCCAAATGTTGTTAGCTCTGTAATAGATGATGGTGTTGACGAAGTTTACCAATTAGCTGCTGATATGGGTGGTGCGGGTTATATTTTTACTGGTGAACATGATGCCGATGTAATGCATAATTCAGCTTTAATTAATTTAAATGTTGTGCATGAATGTGTAAAAAAGAATGTGGGTAAAGTTTTTTACTCATCGTCAGCATGTATGTATCCAGAACACAATCAATTAGATCCTAATAACCCTAATTGTAAAGAATCTTCAGCTTACCCAGCTAATCCAGATTCTGAGTATGGTTGGGAGAAGTTATTTAGTGAAAGGTTATATCTATCTTTTAATAGAAATTATGGTTTAAATGTTAAGATAGCAAGATTTCATAATATATTTGGACCTTATGGTTCTTGGAATAATGGTAAAGAAAAAGCACCAGCAGCTATGTGTCGTAAAGCGGCAGAAACACCAGATGGTGGGACAATAGAAGTGTGGGGTAGTGGTAACCAAACTAGATCTTTTTTATATGTTGATGAGTGTGTTGAGGCTGTTTTAAGGTTAATGGATTCTGATTTTACTGGACCAGTTAATATTGGCTCTGAGGAAATGATTTCAATTAATGATTTTGCTAAAATGGCTATAGACATTTCGGGTAAAGTTATCCATATTAATAATCTAGATGGTATTGAATTTTTTGAAAAATACGGGCATAAATGTCCAATCGGTGTTCAAGGTAGGAATTCAGATAATACCTTATTTAGGGAAAAAGTGGGATGGGCAGTATCTCAACCACTAAGATTAGGTATGGAGAAAACTTTTGAATGGGTTAATAAGATGGTACAAAAAAAATAGATATATGGCAAGAAGAAAAAGGTTATCCGCTGACGAACGTCAAGATATTGACAATTATGTGTATAATAAACAATCTGAAAACGGGAAACTACTCACACAAATTAGTGTTGATGTTAAGCCAAAAACTGAAAACCAAAAGAAGTTAGTTCAAGCTATTAAAGAAAAAGAAATTATAATAACATCTGGATTCCCTGGAACAGGTAAAACATTTTTAGCTTGTGCTGAAGCATTAAAACTGTTAAGAAACCCAGAAAATGCCTTTAAAAAAATTATCCTAGTTAAGTCAGTAACAACACTTAAAGATGAGGAAATAGGTTTTCTTAAGGGGACTATGGAAGAAAAAATGGAACCTTTTATGGACTCATTTTTAGATAATTTTAATAAGATTGTTGGTGAGAGTTTAACTATTAAACTTAGAGAACAAGGTTATGTACAAATAAAACCTATAGCTTATGTTAGAGGTAGAAGTATTGATAACTCTATTATTATTATGGATGAGGCCCAAAATATTAGTTTAGATAATATGAGGACGTTAATGACTAGGATTGGTGAAAACTCAAAAATGATAATCTTAGGTGATATTAAACAAAAAGATATTCGTAACAAAAAAGACAGTTCTTTAGAAGTCGTAATTGATAAATTTAGGGATAAAAAAAGTTTTGGTATTGTTGAGTTAAGAAATAAAGAAGATATTGTTAGAAATAAAATTATAGAAATAATCGAAGAGGTTTTCGATCAGATAGACGAAGAAAAAACCAATAACGGTGGTAAAAAACAATTATTAAAAGATTAATATGAAAATAGGAATATCAATAAACGGTGTATTAAGAAATTTCTTTGGTCAGATAGAAAAAACACATACTAAATATTTTAACCCAGAAGATGGAGATGAGTTATTTGTTGGTGATTATGATTTAGAAAAATGGATTACTTTCCCACAAGAAGAAGTTGTTAGGAATGAAATTCAATTTAACCCAGAATTCAATGAAAGAGAGTTTTTAAAATCAGATGAAATGTTAGAGACTGAAAGTGTTACTGACGATGAGATAACTGTTGAAGAATTTATTTATGATAAATGTTGTTTAGAAATTTTTGGTTACGCAGAAGAAATGATTGATGGGGCTGTTAATACCGTAAATGATTTAAGTTTATTTTCAACAGGTAAACATGAATTTATTATAACAAGTCGTGAAGCTGGTAGATCTGTACCATCAACACTATTTTTCTTATCAAAAACTGGGTGTATGATTCCAGATATTAAATTTACATTAGCCACAACAGATTGTTGGGACCATGTTGATGTTATGGTTACAGACCACCCAGAAATTTTACAATCAAAACCAGAAGGTAAAATCACAATTAAAATTGAAAAAACTTTTAATGAAGATACACCTTCAGATTATACAGTAAGATCCGTTAAAGAACTTAATGGACTAGACCTATTCAATGTTTAATATTTACTTATAAGTTTTAATAGTTAGATATATTTTTATGAATAAATACAGAAGAGAAGAAGAAGACTCAGAATTATTTAAAATCGCTGGTAATTGTTATTACCTAGATTTAGACGCGTTAAGTGATTTTATTCGTATCGAAAAAACTGAAAGTGTCGACGATATTTTAGGTGAGGCGAAAAAAGAATTAGAAGAAAATCAAGAAAATATCCAAAACGAAGAAACTTACGCTCAATTAATTGACATTACTAAATGGGAAACCACTAAAGTATTGATAGAGTCAATTTTAACAGAACAGGGTCCAGTAGATGAAGCTATGGGAATAACAAAATTAGAGGGTCAATTATCAATTCCCTTTAAATTATCATTTAACACATTAATAAAATATAAAATTATAAAAGAAGATGGAAGATAACGTAAAAAGTCTCATTGTTGAATCGGTGAGTAAATTAGAAAAGAAAGATTTTAAAATCTATTTCTTTGTTATGGATACTAAAGGTAATCCTTTAGCTTCAGTAGCTACAATATATGAACATGCTAAATTATTGCGTGAATTAGGGTATGAATCGTTGATTCTACATGAGAAAAATGACTACGCTCCAATGGGTGTATCATTAGGTGATGAATACGCGGAAATACCTCACATCTCAATTGAAGGGGGTCAGTTAAAAGTTAATACTCAGGATTTTATTGTTATACCTGAAATTTTTTCTAACGTTATGGAACAAACAGCAAAGTTACCAAGTAAAAGAATAATTTTTTCACAATCATATGATTATATCTTTGAAATGTTATTACCAGGAAAAAATTGGGCTGATTTTGGTATCACCGATGTTATCACTACAACAGAAAAACAAAAAGAATATATTGAAAATCTTTTTAGTAAAAGAGTAAAAGCTGAAGTGATTCCTGTAAGTATTCCTGAATATTTTAAACCTTCAGAAACACCTAAAAAACCAATTATCGCTATTTCAACTAGAGATCAAAGAGATTTGGTTAAAATTTATAAAACGTTTTATTTAAAATACCCTCACCTTAAGTGGGTGTCATTCCGTGACATGAGAGGTTTACCTAAAGAATCTTTTGCTAAAGCATTAAGTGAATCTTGTTTGGCTATTTGGATTGATGAGGAGTCATCTTTTGGTACTTTTCCATTAGAGGCTATGAAATCTAATGTACCTGTTTTAGGTAAAGTTCCTAATATGGTTCCAGAATGGATGGATGATAAAAACGGTCTTTGGACTCACGATATTTTAATGATTGCTGATTTAGCTGCAAACTATTTCCAAACTTGGTTAGAAGATGGTGAACCACAAGAATTATTTGATGAGATGGCTAAAGCGAAAGATTTATATACTGTTTCAGAACAAAAAGAAAGAATTGAAGAAGTTTACGGTAAATTTTTCCAAAATAGAATTGATGAACTTAAAGCTATGTTACCAGCTGAAGTTGAAAATAATGTAGAAACACAAAAAACAACATAAAATGATTAGTACAACTATTATATTACCGATCCATAAAATGGATGAAACCATAGCCCCTTATTTTGAGAAAGCTTGGAAAAGTATTGATAACCAAAAAGTTAAACCAGAATTATTATTAATTGTGGTAGCTAAAGGGTTAACAGATGAGATTAACAAAATTATAACAGAAAAAGAACTCCCTATTTCTAATTTTGAGTATAAAATTATAGAAAATGATGGTAATACAGATTTTTCATCACAAATTAATTTTGGTGTTGAGAATGTAAAAACAACATATTTTAGTATTTTAGAAGTTGATGATGAATATTCTAAGATTTGGTTCGATAATGTTGCTAAACATATTGAGGCATATAAAGAAGTAGATGTTTTTTTACCGATAGTACTTGATGTATCAGTAGAAGGTAGATTCTTACATTTTACAAATGAACCAGTTTGGGCAAAAGAATTTTCAGATAAATTAGGTTTCTTAGATAATGACGCATTACTTAATTACCCTAATTTCCAACTCTCTGGAGCTGTTATTAAAGTTGAGGCTTTTAAAGCTGTAGGTGGTTTAAAACCTAGTGTTAAATTACATTTCATATATGAATTTTTACTAAGAATGTCATATTATGATAAAAAAATGATGACGGTGCCTAAATTAGGGTATAAAAAAACTAATATGAGAACAGATTCACTTTTCTTCAATTATTATAATGGTGAAGAAAAAATTGACACAATTGAGGCAAGATTTTGGTTTAATACGGCAAGAAAAGAATGTTATTTTAAAAACGATCGTGGAATAAAATTTGATAGAGAAAATGCAACAATCCAATAATGGAAGAGGAAAAGAAAAGAGGCAGGAAACCTCAAAAAGATCCTTATTTCGGTATAATCCAAGAAGATGCTGTTAAAGAATTTCTATCATTAGGCTCTATGGTTGAAGATAAGAGAGCGATAGATGGTTTCATATGGTCTGGTACAACTAAGGAAGAATTTAGACGTAACGAAATATATCGATTACATCTTCAAATACCTCTTAATACTATGATTGAAAGTATTATTAGGAGGTATAAATTATACTCTAAAAATATGTCTTTTGAAGATTTGCATTCAGATACTTTATCATTTTTAATGATAAAATTTCATAAATTCAAACCAGCTAAAGGTAAAAAATCTTATTCTTACTATGGTACTGTTTGTAAGCACTATCTTTTAGGTAAATTAATTAAAGATGATAAAAAACTAAAAACATTAATTTCTTATGAAGATGTCTCTTCTGAACTAGAAGAAAATGAAGATTTATCTTACCATATAGATAATCAAGAAGTTAATTTAACATCACTTTTAGGTGATATCAGTGAAAGTATTAAAGAAGAATTAGAAAATAAAATACTAAATGATAATGAAATCAAAGTTGGTAACGCTCTAA